ATTTTGCGTCCCAGCAAAAGTCTACTTGTGCATGTGCATTATTAGGATCTGCATTTTCATGTGTACGCATGTTTAGAACATACTGTTTGGGCCAACATTTAAGTCCGCCGTTGCCATACATTAGTCCGTTTATTTCATTACGCCCGCACCAGCTAATTACTGTGCTTTGCAAATCTGCGTGTTCATCAAAATCAATTTCTTGGTTAAGAAAATCTTCTCGTATGCGGTTGTCACCATCTACAGTAATAAACCGGTCAGTTTCACTTAATTCTGCACAGGCTTTATGTGCAGCATCACTTCCGTCTACACCGTGGACACGTTTTGCCCAAGGTACAATTTTACATAAGTCTGCGTAATTTTTTTCTGCGTTCGGTTCGTCATAGGACAAATAGATTATATCGTAATCTATAGGTTTAAACTTTGCCATTAAATAACCTCATGTGCGTAACTATCAAAATACTTTGCTGTGTATATACTTACATCATCAACACTGTTTTCTGACTCATATATGAACGGAATTATAGATGAAGCTTCATCTAATAAATCACCTATTGTAAATTCTAAACTTCTGTATAAAATGTTTGGATCATATTTTGAAGTAACACTAAAGTATAATTTTTCGTTGGCTAATTGCCCGCTGGACTTTAAGAATTTTTTAGTATACGGATTAAGATTCATACACCATGTTCTATTAATAGTATTTTGTTTAACAATAATATCATAATCTTTAGATGTCTGTAGTTGATACAAACGATTACCACAAAGTATTATTTGTCCATTTGATAAATTACTGCTGTCTACTACTGAGAATGAATCAATATTTTCTTTAGTATTGTTAGTTAATGTATCTACAACAATTACATTGTCTTCATCTTGATAAAATAATACTGTATCATTAATATAGTAAAAGAATATACTCTTTTTATCTTTTTTATATTGTTGTTCAGTTTTTACAACACTATATAAACTATTATTTTTTAATATTACATCACCGTAATGTAGATTGTCATCTGTAGTTAAGCTCTTGTTTTCGTCTTGGAATAGTTTTACGTTACTAACAATTAATTCTACATTTTTCATATTAAATTCAGTATCTGATTTAACATTTTTTATAAATTTATATACATTGTTTTTTATAAAAACGTGTTGTCCTTTTACATGTTTTAATTCTTTATACCAAATGTCAATATGTACTCCAACATATTCAGGTTCAAAGTTAATTCCAGTTGTACTATGGTCTTGTGTTGGAATATTTGTTATTAATACATTTTCTGCTAACAATTTATGATCAAGTACATTAAAATTTTTATCAACATCGGATTGTAGTTTGTATACATTATCATTGTGCCATATACATTCACCTTTAAGATATCTAGTATCTTTAGACCAAAGATATACATTGATACCTTGATAAACTTCGTGTAATGAATAATGACCTTCTTGGGCATTCTTAATTACCGGTAACTGGTATGTCATTGTTGATGCTGTACTAAATTCATCTTCGTATTGAACTTCTTTTAGAACAACCTGTTTAGAACTTATATCATAACGTATAACAAAGTCATCAGTTTTCTTTTGTCCGGATAATATTGGCATTACTTCATCTGTAGCAACTGGAAAAATTAAATATTTTTCATCAAAACGGTTTATTCCGCTTATCTTATGTATCTTGCCATCTTCTTTATTGTAATATACAAAGGATTCATTAGGTTGCGTAGTTGGTGCAAACTTTTCAACTAATAGCTGTAAATTAGACATTTAATAAACTCCTATATCGTTCTAATGCGGGAGATTTCTCTACAAAATCTTTTTCAGTATAATGTAATATTCCAGACTGTACATAGTTGCCAATTTTTAAATCAGTATTTTTAGACATATATACACCTACTTGAGCTTGCCAACTAACTTGTACATCTACCCATCCTTGACAATATGGCTTCATGTGTGTAAAACTTGGAAACTTAGAAATTTTATTGGTTATGTTAGATTCGCAATCTAATATTTTTGCTACAATAGCAGTACATACATCTATACTAACATGCTTAGGGCGACTAGACGCTACAAGATGCTGTTCATAAAAGGTTTGCCAATTATTAACTACTAGTTCTAACCAAGTATAGAATTCTTTTGCGTTATCACATTTTTTAAAGTAATGCAATCCACAAAATAAATTAGGCAAGTTATTATCAATAAATGTTTGTCTGTAATATTCTGTATTAGCAGTTTCACCTTTGTATGTTAGTACATTATTTGTATAAAATATTTCATAGTTAGATAAAAAATCCCACCATACATCAATATTTTGTAATACCAACATATCTGTATCCATTACGATAGTTTCATCATACGGACTAGCATGATAAATTTTCCAACGGTTTTCAACTTTCCATTCACTATCGTCTGCTGCATCTCCAAACGGAATAGGAATAATTTGATCAAAAAGATCTACATATTCTTGTGGTACATCGTCATTAGTTATTATACTTATTTGTACCGTATTATGAACCTTTGCACTCATTGCTAACAAACATGCTTGTAATACATAATCATCAGTTTCGTTATTTTGAGCAAGCAATACAATACCTTTAGTCATTTGCAAACTCCTCATCAATAATTCTATTAAGACTACTTTTGTTCATTACATGAATAGTTTGTCCTTTAGTTTTTATAGCAGTATATTCACCTAAGTAATCTTTCTTTTCAACTAAGAACATCATTTTATCATCTTTCATACTCCACAATATATCTTTATCAGTAGTATACATCATACTTCCTGGAAGTTGTTGAGCAAATGTTCCTGTTTGAAATCCATTCATTATGTGTACGGCTATACTAAATGCAAAATCATTTCTAAATAATGATGATTTAATTTGATACACTCGTCTATAATGATTCCATTCATCTTCTATGTGACTAACAAGATCAAAAAATGTTTTGTTAGTTTCTGTTTTTCTAAAAAATACACAAGTAGCCCAATAAAAATCAACACTAGTATTGCTTATTGTATCAAACTCGTCTTCAGCACGTACTTTTGCAATATCATCTGATTTTTTATATAACATAAAATTAGATACTGAGTCAAAACAACTTTTAAATAAATCATTTGAAATGATATAGTCAGTATCCATTAGTAATGTTTCATCATAAGGAGTTAGATTATATACGTTTGCTCTATTAGCATTTTTAAAACTAGCTGTCTTTTTTGACAATGTTCCATCAAAAAAGTATCGCAAGTTTTTTTCGTCAGTATATGGTAACTCAATTACATTATCAAATACGTTTACATCAAACGTATTTTTTAGATAGTCTGCACTATCAGTTGCTATTGTAACTGGTATGTCTAGATATTTCTTTATTCTTTTTGCAAGGAAAACAGCTTGTTTTACATAATCAATATGGCCATTATTTCGTGCAATTACAAATGCACCTTTATTCATGCTCGACTAATTTCTCTACGCTTCTGTTTGTTTTTAGACTTGCATATTCTGTATAATAATCATTTGACGCTGTTGCGTATTTGTTTAAAATATTAATATGAAAATCGCTAATATCGCTTACCATACAAGGAATACTATTATCATCAATAATTACAACTTCGTCTTGTTCAGCATCTACCATTGCGCTTACAAATGTAATTAATTCTCGTGTAATTGTAAATTGAGATCCACTATAAAAATGAATTAAATCTTGCTGATATTTTTCAGATAACAATCGTTTTTGATTACTGAGTGTTAGCATATAATTAGAAAAGTCTAATGCTTTTTCTAAACGTTCATCCATAGTTAAACTCCTAGTTAATTAGTACTAGTATATATTAGATTTTAGAGTTTGTCAACTATAAAGTTGGTTATCCTAGGGGTGATTGTACAGACCCTGTAGGGCGTTCGCTGCTTGGAATTATAACAGCATCATATGTTGTTCCGTTAATAGCAACTGTACTTTCTGCATATGCTGTTTGTATAGTACTGTACCAATCACCGTATGCTAATTCGTCAATACCATATGTTAAATTATTTGGTCGACCATCAAAAAATTGTACTTTAAATCTTATAGCAGATGTCGCATCGCCTGTAACTTGTTCTTTTGCATAAATGTTATAACTACTTCTGCTATAAACTGCACCATTGTCTTGTCTATAAACAATTTGATATGCATTGCTTAAATTATAGTTACCAACGGAACTATTAGTACCAATGCCGTTATTATTTGTTGTACCAACACCAGTAAAACTAGTAGTACCCATTGCAGATAATGTTTGCTGCCAGTCAACTGTTTTTGCTTGACTTCCAGTGTATGACACTGATGCGCCAAATTTAATTTGGCCGCCAGCATTAAAATAATGCCGCCTTGCTTCAGCTGTATCCCATGTCATTGTAAAAATATGATTAATTTCTGATGAGAACGGAAGTCCACCAATTCGACTGCTACTAGCTGCACTATTAGCTTCTGTAGTTAAATTTGATGCAGCAACATTAAATCTATTAGTTTCTAATCCAGTTGCTAGTGTTTCTAAATTTTGTATATACGCTTCTTCAATTATATCTGTATTGCTAGTATTTGTTTCGTAATCACCAACAATAAAAGGATCAACCGAAAGTGTCGATGCACCTTCTTGGTGTGCTTTTGCTCTTATAAGGTCAATATACAAATCTCTGTAATCTTGCGCTGTTACTTTATCTGCATTAGACGGTTCAGCAACTGAACGTGTTCCAATTACACTGTCAGTACTAAATGATTGTCCATACCCATATTGCGGAGATGCGCCGCTAGAAGTTCCAAGCACTAAATTTACTTGGTTTCTTAAATTATTATATCTACTCGCTAATACAGTATTGGGCATATGTGATCTCTTTTTGCTATCAAGTATTTATTAGAAAATACTAGCATTGCTAAAGTGTTTGGTTATGCTAGTGTAGTAGTGTTAAAGTATGATGGTGCTGGAGTAGTTACATCGCCGTCTGCACGGTAATGCTGTACAACACTTGAAAGTGTGCCATCGACGTTATTGTCAATATTGTTGTCAAATACTACATCATTAAATTCTGCTCTAAAAATAATACGTGTATCAATATCGGATCTTGCTTTAAGTGTATAAATGTTACCTGCATATACAGCACTATATGTTCCGCTACCAACTTTTTGGTATATGTCTTGGAAAGCACTTGTTAAATCGTAGTTACCAATTGTTGATCCGCCACCATTTGTAGATGCAGTAGTTTCTGAATTAAATTTAATTGTTCCTGCTTGTGAACATAACTGATTCCAGTCTAGTCCTTTTGGAGTGCCTGCGCCTGTATTATTTGCACTTAGTCTAATTTCGCCGCCTGTATTAAAAAAGAAACGCCTTGCTTCAGCTGAGCTAAATGTAACAGCTACTTCATGTACAATTAAGCCGTTCCATGTGCTTGATCTAGAACTTGTTATGCCAGGCTCTAATGCTGCTTGACTCGGATGCAAAAGTGCTTTATCTGCTTGCACTTGACTCATTAAGTCTTCAAAGTCTTCAATACCTTTCTTAAAGCCATCTGGATCAATTGAGCCAATACCTTGGTCGTTAATAAAGTTACTTGTTTGTTCTGCGACTATGTTTAGATTTTGTACAACTTCAGCAATACTAATGTCGCCAGTGCCAACTTGGTGTACTCTTGCTTTAAGTATGTCTGCATAAATTGCATTCATATCAGCAGCTTCTATAATGTCACCAGTATTATTAACTGGAGTACTTACTACTGTCTGTCCGTATCCGTTTTGGCCCGAACCATTACCTAATATTAAACCAATACTAGATTGTAAGTTGTTAATTCGTGCTGCTGTTATATCTGCCATTGGGGTTCCTTATACCTTTAGTACACATTCTACTAGTTTTTCGCCCTCATCACTGTTACTTTCAAGTGCAATTCCTACTAATGCTGTTGAAGCAATAGTTGTACTTACGCCATCTTCCCATGCATATACTGCTTGACCTTTTGAAACTGGACCTTTTACTCTTACTGGTAAACGTCCTTTAAGACCAATGTATTGACCTTCTGCTTCGCTATTCATCATATATGCTGGATCAGTTGAAACAACGCCAATACTGTAATCACTTGCTCTTGCTGGACGAACTTCTGCTTCGCCGCCAACTGCAACTGCTGTGCCTGCTGGTAATTCTTCTGCTGTTGTGTATTTTTCTGCTAAGTCAGCATAACGTGCTTGTGTTGCAGTACCTTGGAAGAGATTTGCAGCAATGTTACCTGTTGCATCTCTAACTGCTACAGTATTATTTGTAGCACTAGAACTAGCTGAACGGAAGTCTGTGCCAACTCTTAGCGTAGCTGCTTTAGTTGCTTCACCTGTAAATGTCGCTGCATGTACATTTGAAAATCCTAATGCTGCTGTACCTAATGTAAATGTGTTGTCAGCTGCTGGAACAATTCCTGTTGCTGTAACTGTACCTACGTGTGTTAGTACGCCTGCGCCACTAGTAACTTTAAATTTTATTACGCCGTTATTTGTAATATTTTGTATTACGCCATCAAAGCCATTGTCATCAATTTTAAATTGGAAATCATTTGAGTCACCAACTAAAATACCAGCATCTGGTGCTTCTACTGCACTTGTAAATACTGTGTTGCCAATACCTGTTTGAACAAAATTAGCTGCTGGTGTTCCGCCTAGTTTTTCAGCATTTGTAGCTGTACCGTGGAATCTATCAGCTTCGCTAGTAACACCGGCTGTTATATTTTTAGTATTTCTTAGAGTAATACCTTTGTGAATTCTATCAAAGCCTTGTGTAATTAATGCTGTTTGGCTTGCATTTAGATCAAACTGTGTTGGACTTATAACCATTGTTGTTTCATCTTCGATGACAGCAGCAATAATTCCTCTTGTAGCACTTGTAGTATCAAGAACTTCTAGGCTTTGCATCTGGGTTACGCCTTCGCCTGCGTTCTGTGGTCCTATAAGTATAAAGTTAGTACCGTTATAAACATATAGTTGATCATTGCCAGTATCCCACCAAAAGTCGCCATTAGCTAATCCTGTTGGTTGTGTTCCTGAAATTTCTGCTCCGCCTGTAGTACGCCACTGTGTACCATCATAAAACTTTAATTTGCTTGAACCACTATCAAACCAAACTTGACCACTTATTGGTCTTGCTGGTTGATTTGCTCCGCTAAAGTTTTCTAGCAAAAACAAAAAGTTTTCATTTTGTATTTCGCCGTATCCTGCGTAGTTTTTTCCGATGAATTTAAGGTCAGTTGTTTGATCAACTGTACCATCTTCCACTGTAGTTAACAGTGTGTTGTTATATCTGTCTATTGCATATGCCATTATTGTGTAACCCCTAGTGCTATTATATTATTTATCGTTTTTAAGGATACACACTTGTTGACTGATAAGTCCAAGCTGTTCCATTTGAAGTGTATGTCATTAACCCTCTTGCTGGTGTAAGGATAACACTACCACTTGCACCACCAGCATCAAAACTAATGTCTTGTACCACAGACTCATTCTGTGTTCCGTTTGAATCAACAGCTATATAGCTATTGTTTTTAGCACTTTCAACATCCACACCTTGAACTGTTGCTCCAGCATAAGATGTTGTATGTATACGTGCAATTTTGTTAGAATTTAATGTTACAGCTGGGTATAAATCATTCAAATACGCTGCTAATGCAGTCTGTAGTGTAGTTCCTGTTCCCATACCTGTAATATCCATACTGAATACTACTGGATCTGTAGCAATTTCTTGGTCTACATATTCTTTAGTTGTAACTGTACCTGCTGTAGATTCAGTTACACTTAACCGTGCTGCTTCTCTTGCACTAATTGCTTTACCTACACCAGTAATTTTTTGTGCATCAGTAATATTAATGTCTGCGCCGCCTGTTATAGCAATACCTTGTGATGATATTAATGCCATATCATTTGTTGAGCTAATAGTCTTACCATTAATATTAATTTCATCAATTTGTATTTCAGTAAGTGTGCCAACTAGTTGTAAGTCTGGTGCAGAAGTAATATTAATTAATGAAGTATTTGTAAGTTTATCAACCCCGCCAATTTTGTAAGTTTTATCTGTACCTAGTAAGTCAATGTTTACATTTGATGTAAATGCATTTGTAGCATTTTTCCAAAGTATATCTTTACTACCATTACTACTGTTAACACTAATACCCGATTCATCTGCTTGTGCATCAGTAAGTTCAGTGCTATCGTTTAGTATACCAATTTCAATAATTTTATCTTCAACTCTTAGAGTTTGTACATCTAATGCAACTCTGTCGCCTTCAACAATTAAGTCTCCAGTACAACGAATATCGCCTTCAACGTCTAATGTATATTCTGGTAATCTGTTAGTTGTAAAAATACCAACTTTAGCTGCGCTTGCATCTACATAAATTGCATCTACTGAAATAGATCCAAATGTAGTTGACTTAACACGCAAACTTAAATCGTGGTCTGTAAGTTGGTTTTCAATATAAAAACGTGGGCCAACAACTTTTTGTACGTTGTTTTGTGATAGTCCAATTGTTAAACCACCTGAGTTTTGAATTGTCAGTGTACCTGTTGTAATACCACTTGCTGTTGACGGTAGGAAACTATCAGCAGTTCTAACTACGCCGCCTGCTGTAACAAGTGCGTTTGCAGAATCTGCAATACCTCTGTATTTAAAGTTAGCAGTGTCAATAACATTCATACCAACTTTAATAATACCATCCGGGTTTGATGCTGTTACTAGTCCTAATACTCTTTGTGCATAAATTGGAGTAAATTCAATACTACTAATTACTGCTGTAAGTGTTCCACCTACATATAAATTTGCAACTGTACGTGATCTACTTTGTGAGTCAAGTATACTGCCAATTTCAAATCCGCTCTTACCTTGAGATTCAGTATACTGTGGGCCCATTAACATTAAGTCTGTGCCATCATAAGCATAAACTTGGTTGTTTAGGTTATCAATCCATAAATCACCTGCAACCATTTGTGGTCTAGTGTTTTGTACAATTGGGCCACCGCTTGATTTCCAAACTGTACCGTCAAATACTTTTAAACGCTGCTCTGTGCTATCCCACCAAAGTTGTCCTGTTACAGGATTACTTGGTGCTGCTGTATTACTAAAATTTTCAAGTAATTTAATAAAATTTTCATTAAAATACTCACCGTAACCAGTATAGTTTCTACCAACTAATGTAAGGTTTGTACTAGCCGTATCAATTTGACCGTCAATTAAGTCTAGTAGCAGTGTGCCGTCTGTTTTGTTTAGTTGATAACTCATCTATTATTGTCCCGTATAAATTATGTAATTGACTGCTAAGAATGGATTCATAACATCTAATGGTGTACCAAGTGTTGCTTCAGTTTTGATGCCACCACTTGATGCAATACCTTGTGTTCCACCTAAGCCTGGCTCAATTGGAAGTTCAATAGCATTATCATCTACTGGTACCCCAGCACCAACTCTAACACCATAAAACTGTGTACCACTTGCACCTTCTAAATCATGCTCGTGTTCTGGCAAATTATCTGTAGTTAGTGTTGCTGATTCACCACCTGCGTTACCACCAATAGCATCAGCAGCTAAATTTGTAACTCTGTTTGCACTTGGGCCACCCATGTTGTCAAGTCCTAATGCAAATCTTCCTCTAAAGTCTGGTAATGTAAATTTACTTACACCGTTGTCACTAACTAAACTAGCATCTTTAAAGTTATGTTGAATTGCTATCCATAATTCATTGTAATCAGACTTATTAATTTCTTGCCCGTCACATAGTAGCCAACCAGTAGGTGCTTCAACTCCGCCAAATGGCATCATTGCGCCTGCTGGTACTAATGGAATTGTTTTTAAGAAATTACGTTTTGTAATTTTATATACGCCAGTTGTTCCTGTAGTTACATTTAACAGTAATTCGTCTGCATTTCCTGCATCATATGTAGTAGTCTTGTTACTAATGAAACTGTTTGCAATATTTACTGCAAATGTTTTTGTGCTGCCGCCAGTTTGCCCATCAAATTCAAAACTATTTGGTTCAACATCACCACTTAATGCAAATGTTGTAGCACTAGCAAGTCTATCTGCAGAACCTGCTCGACCACTAACTGTACCACTAACGTTACCTTGTATGTTTCCAAAGAACGTAGTAGCATATATTTGATCAAATTTATTAATTGAAGTACCAATATTTCTTGAACTATTACTATCTGGAGCAATATTTCCTGTTATTAATAAGCCGCCAACATCTACATCGCCGCCAATGTATGCATTTTGTGAAACACCAATACCACCAGTTGTAGTAATACTGCCTGTACCAATTGATGTAGAGTTTTCAGTACTTGTAATGTTTAATACGCCAGTTTCTGCTTCACCTGTTTTAGGTGATATTTTAAGATTACCTTTAATATCAACTGTTTGTTCAGGTGCAGCATTATTAAAACCTATATTACCATCACTATTAATACTCATTACAGTTGGTGTTAAGTTTCCGTTACGCATTCTAACATCAATGCTAGAACCACTTGTATTATGTTGTATAACACCAGTTTCACCGTCAATACCTAGACTTAATTGTCCGCCTGTACCAACTTTAATACCGTCATTACTCTTAACACTTAGTTGGAAATCTGTACTACTTGCTGCATTTCCTCTTAGGAAGTTACTTGCAGGTACAGATGTATTTCCAACAACTAATGCTTCTGCTTTTTCTGCTGTACCATAATATTTTAATGCTTGTACGCCAACAATTGCTTCGTCGGCAATATTCATACCAGGATTAATTCCTGTTCTAAATCCTTTAATTGCTACTTTTGGAATAAAACTTTGACTGCTAATAATAATTACTGGCTGATCTTCAACTTTAATTGCAAGTACATTATAAGTTATGTCGTCTGTGCCTATAATTGCTTGTGCTTGTGCGCCTGTTAGTAGTCCGTCACTAAAGTCCGGTCCTACTAATACCCATGCACTACCTGTAAACAAGTATAGCTGCTGGCTTTCTGTATTAACCCACAAGTCGCCTGCACTAGAGTTTGCTACTGCTGGAGCAGCACTAGCTTTTTTAAGTCCGCCACTTGCTACCCAATTTGTACCATCGTATACTTTAAGTTGATCTACACCTTGTGTAGAGTCATACCATAACTGTCCTTCTACAGGACGTTCAGGTGCTGTTGTATTTGCAAAATTTTCTAGTAAATGTAAAAAGTTTTCATTTACTGCTTGACCGTATGCTGTTGTTCCTCTACCAGGATAGTTTAAACTTGTCTCACTGTTAAGTGTATTATCTTCAACAGTAATTGTTCCTTTATTAACAGCATCAGTGTAGCTTATTGTATATGGCATATTCTACTCCTTACCCTGCTAAACTCTGTACACGCACAGTATAGTCAATTTGTATTAATCTGTTAAGTGACTTTTGTACTGGGTGAAAAATAACATGTGTAATTAGACGTCCTGTGCCACTTGAGCTATAACTACGCAAGCCTAATTCATCAAATACATATGGGCTATCAGTTGCACTTGCAGTATCAAACGCATCTTGTCCATTTGGTTCACCGTAATCAAGTAAGCAACTAACAACAATATCTGTATAATTTGTGCCAGCAACGTGTCTTGTTTCTAATTTGTTACGTGCAGGATCTGTATTGTTTACGCTTCTGTCATCAACAACCTTAGTATAGGTTTGGTTGTATAAACTAGCATTTGTGCCTGTGCTGTTTGGTGTTAGATATGTAATAATACCTGTTGGGTCAACGCTTGTTCCACCATTACCAAAGCTCATTTCGTAAATATAACCTTGGCCAGCATTTGCTAAACTTTCAGCCATTGCAATACTCATATTTTCGTAGTGAATTGCATTACGTTTATCAATGTATACTTTTTGTGATTCAGGGTCAAATATCTTAATATGCCCTTGCACTAGTACTCCGTTTTTATCTTGCATGTGTTCGCTCATTTAATTTTCCTATACTGTATTTATTCGGGTAGCTCAGAAGTACCTGCACGTAAGAATCTAGCAATGCTATTTTGTGTATCACCAAGCGTTTTTCCTGATTCTGTCCAACTTTGACCTACTTTTTTCACTACTGTTATCCTTGTATTTTCTTGTGGTGTTGCAAGCAACGTAATTGTATTAGTATTTGCATCAAACGTAAAGTCTGCTGCTACTGTGCTATCACCTTCTGGGCTATCTAACGCTACAGTAGGATCAAACACTTCTAATGCCGTCTTACGCATACGTACACCGCCTACAAACACTTCAATTTCATTAATTGATGTTACTGGATAGCTAACTTCAAACTGTGTTGTAGTACCGTCTGCTGTTGTATTATATGCCATTGTTCTATCTTTATACGGAACAGTCTTACTTATGTTTTGATCAAAGACTTTGGTATTTGCTGCATATGTAGTTTTAGTACCAGTACCTAATGTTCCTCTACGTAACTGACGCAACGTAGTACCATCTTTTACAAAATATTCAATACGCTCACCTTCAATAAACACTACACCCGGTAAATTTTGTCCTTTGTTTGGTTCTGATAATCTAGTACCTGATTCATCTAATTCAATTCTTAAATCGTAGTAATTTAATGGTTGTGCTAGTTTGGCTGCTGATGCATCAAGACGTTTAAAGTGTGTTCTATTAAGCATATCTTTAAACTGTCTGTAGCTAAACTTTGGTACATTTACAGGTTTAGTAAAGTGAATAATATCAATAACATCGTTAGCATCCGGCGGTGTAACTAATCTAACTTTCATTCTATCATCTGTAACATAGTAATCTGCACTTGGTGATAACAATTCGCCATTTAGACTCACCCAAACATACTCTGCATCTACTGCCGGAGTGCGTAATTTAACTTCACCAACTGTTGTTCTACGATATGTAATATAATCAATATCTTCAGGTATTAGTGTAGTTCTTGTTAGAACTTCGTAATTTATACGTTCAATACCAATTAAATCGTGGTTAGTAAATTGTATTATTTCTATAACTGCATTATCTGCTGGTGCTGTATTAAACGTAACTGTTGTTCCGTCAATTCTATAATCACCGTCTGTAATTACATACATTTCAAGTAAGTCGCCCGGTGCACCAGCATCATCTGTTAATATTATACTACTGTTGTTAGCATCTAAACGCCAATCTAATGGAGTTGTAACTAGTAAGCCGTTTAAGAATACTTTCATATCAGAAACATCTAAACTGCCTGCTGGTATTTGGAATATCTCTAATGGAAACTCTCGTTGACTATTTTCAGGAATTGTATATTGTATATTATAACCTGCATTTAAAATACTATTGTTAACTTTAACTATTACATTGTGTTCTGACGGAACACTATACAACGGAGCATTTGTTAATGTAAACGCTGTTTCCGAACCATCACCTGTAAATGTGTTTTTAGACATTTGACTGTAATTTACTTGTGTGTTATCTGAAAATACTGTGTAATATATAGTTGCAGTGTCTGGTACAGCTTCCTCAAATCTAATAACCATTTTAGATGTTAAATCTGATTTGAATGTATCAATACTTTTTTGCACACCGTTTACATTTGCATAAACGCTTGCAGTTTCAACCCAATCAACTGTAGTTTCATATACTGTTGTTGAACCGTCACCTATTAGTTTTCCAAAGTCTAATATATTTTGTGTGCCCTGACTAACTGATACAATACTAAGTTCAGCACCTACTACTAATGTGTTTAATGTTACAGTAAGTGCTGCCCAGTCAATTGTATATTCAGTTTGTGCTAAAACAACATTATTAACTTTTACAAGTACTGAATCAGCACTAGCAGGTGTATTTCCTAATTCAAATGTATTTTGTGAATTTATAATATAGTTTCTAGAAGATATTATACCCTGGCCTTCGCTATCTCTTGTAAACACTTTAATATCTAAAGTATCTAATACTTGTCCTGGAACAACTTCTTCAGGACCACTAGATGTAGTAGGTGTAACAAATCCATCACCATCAACAATAATTTCTTCTGCTGCTATACCACGTGCTGATGTGTATGCTAAGTCGCCGCCTGTTAGTGCAGTGTCATAACTTTCACTATCAGGTTGTACACTACCATCACTTGTAGTTTTTCTTACAACAAATATATCATTATCGTTTAATGTAATACCTAAATCTTGTACATAAATTGTATCAGCTACACCATCGCCTGTAATACTATCTGTAATAGCATAAGCATTTGTTGCTGAGCCTAAACTAAAGTTAGGGTCATCAATTCTTACACCATTTTTATATAAGTTATATACTACGCCATCTTCTAATGGGGTGCTAAGTTGTACTGCAATAGTAGATCCGTCTGCTGTAAATACTTCATCTTCAAATGTGTTATCAAAAGTATCCCATGTATCTGTATACCATGGTGCAGTATCAAAGCCTGCTGGACCTGCAAAATCAAAACTACGTATTTCAACTCCGCCATAATCAACACCTGACATTAACTGTGCTAAATCTTTACCGTACATTCCTGCAATAGGATTGTATGCAAAATTAATTCTATCCTCTGCACTTAGTACACTTAAAGGTATATTATAATCTATTTTTACAACTGCATTTAATTTAGGAGGTGTAGTAAATAAGACTTTACCTTGTTGTCTAGTATAAGTTTTATCAGTATTATCAATATTAGTAAACGTATATTTACTACGCAATTGTAGTATGCCATCTACATAAACTTTTACATTCTTCTTATCTAAATCCATTGGCCATTCTAAGAAGTATCTGTTTTCAAATCCTGTACCAGTGAATGATTGTGATTTTGCCAATGTGTCAAAAGTAAATGTTCCTGATATTCTGTTAAACTTAATTTTAACGCTAGGACTTCTTACAACGCCGTTACCAATTACTGCTGTTGCTTTTGCAGGTGTTCCTGCATCTGTTTGTGATCCTGATATAACAACTGTCGGTGCAGTAGTATAACCACTACCAGGATATGTTACTTTAATACTAGTAATTTTTCCGTAGCCTAAATATGCTTTTGCTTTGGCGCCTGTGCCACCGCCGCCGGTTAATTTAATAACTGGTTCAAAAGTATATCCTGTGCCGCCATCACCTAATTTAATTTCAGTTACTTCATAACCATGATTGTTAGCCCAATTCTTACGTGGGTAATTATCAGTATCTAAATTTTGATTTGATATTTCATTATCTTTAATAACTGCTGTGCTTGCTTCAATTACATCAGTTAATTTATTATATGAAGGCTGTAAGTCAAAATCACTAACACTACTATTTGTAGGATCTATTACAGTATATTCACTAATAAATTCTCTTATTTTTGTTGAGTAAGGTTTAAATTCCTCAACAAAGTTTTGGTAACTTACTAAGTTATCATTATTAAATGTTATATCTGACTGGCTTAGTGACTCTCTGTTGTGCTTAGATTTTACAAAACTTGTTTTAAACATCCAATCAACTGACTGCTGTTCTGACATTACATATCGTAACGCAGACATAAACAATTGGTTGTATTCAACTTCTAAGTCATTTACAAATATGTCATCTCTTAATGTTTCAAGTATTGTTCTTAATTCAACATTTGGGTTGTTATCATAAAAGTTACTGTCAAAACTACGGTTATCAAACCCTACAGTATTTTTACTGTAATCATATAGAGTATCTTTAAATTGAATTGTACCATTTTGTCTACCAATTGTATCATAGTTAACTGTATAGTCTTCAGTTTCCTGATCGTCAGTTTTCTTTAATAGCAGCCAACCGCCTGATCCAACATTTTCAATTTTTACAATATCATTAATTGAGTTATCTAAACTTGGTAACAAGTATGACCCTGCGATAGTATCTCTAATATTTGTGAACTGGTTATACCCTTCAGCATACCAATCTTCATAGTTCCAATATAAGTTTACATTATAACTTTGTAGTTTCTTTCTATACCAAGTACTACCATTCCATGAATATAAAGCCCATTTGTCTTGAATAGTTTCATCTGTATTAACTAATACTGTAAATGGTCTTGTAGTTATTGTAGTATTTGAATTATATCCTTCGCCAGCATTTGTAATTTCTGCTGATGTAATTTGTCCTAAATTATTAATAGTAATATTAAATTCTGCTGCATTACCTTCGCCATTAATTTTAAAGCTAGGAGCAACTTTATATCCACGTCCTGAATTAGTAATGTTAATTCTTGAAATTCTACCATTAGTAATAATCGGAGTTAGTACAGCAGGAGTAATTTTATTTGTACTAACAAAAGATAAATCAGCAAGTGTATCAACTGCTAAATCATATTCTTGAGATATTAATGATGGTGCAGCATCTTGCATTGTTAACTTAGAAATATCGTACTCATCTACTATAAGGTGAGTTGTTAAATTTATGTTAATTCTTTCAATTGTTTGTTTTAATGCTTCAAATCTGTTAATAAACATACTTTGTCTTGGACGATTTTGTACTCCGTAACGATTTTTAACTGTAATTGTTGGATCAGGAACAATTCTATTGTTACTATCAAAACCAATTAAACTATCAAACCATTTACGCTCAATATCTGGATCAGGCTTACTTGTATCTAATCCGTCGGATATTAATTTATACTGACTGTGAACATTTTGTATTTCTTTAGTAGAAGTTGCATACTTAATATTCAACACTAAATCATCGTTATCAACAAAACTATCAAAGTTATTAAGAACAAATCTATCTTTAGAAAGTAAACTTACAAATGGATATCCTTGTGTTCTAGGATTTTCAATTAATGCTGCAATATCTCTAATGCTTAGTTTTCTGTTTTCCATTACAGGAACAGTAACTTTATCAACTACCCAGAAGTAATATTTGTTACTAAATGTTTTTGTTACTTCGTCGTAGATAATTCTAGTTGAATATCTAGCATCACCAAATAAACTTTTTCCACTTATACCTTTTGGTAATCCTTCAGGTGTGTCTGTAATGCTATCCCAAATACTAGGAATAATATCACTCTCGACCCATTCAAAAACATCTATCCTTGCGCCAGCAACTAGCTTGTTCCAATTATTTTTTTGGAAAGTAGTTGAACCTTGATACGCATGTGCAAATTTAGCACTACCAATATTCCACCATATTTGACCAACATGTTTTTCAGTCCATACTCTATTTGGATCTATTGAGCTTTCTGCTTGATTACCTGTGTTGTATACTGCTGGATCCCATTGTGTTTTGAATGTAATTTCTTGATCAGCTGGTCCTGCAATTTTACCTTGTATTGGATCAATATAATCAATATAACTTACAATTTTATTTTTACGCTTGTCGTATAACATTGCACCGCGTATTTTAGTAACATCTACAGGAGTAATGCCTTCACTACTTTTCTGCCATGCAAGTGTACCTTTGTTTTTTCTAAAGTCAATTACTTGACCTTTATAATCACCTGACACATGATCTGGCATTCCAATATACACATGGTTGTCATTAGTATAAATGTTCTCACCAAATGTAGTTTGTGTTAATGGATATACAAATTGTTCTGCATATATTAAATTGTCTCTAACTGATTCATATACATAAACAACTCCTTTGTCAAGTTTAACATTTCTAAAGTTTGTAAAATCTCTATCAAACGTAGTTTGTGTATTTTGTGTATCTGCATATACAGTAACATCGAATGTTGTTGGAATAGTTTGGTCACCATTTAAACTTGATACTACTAAGTTATCAGCGCCAAAGTCTAATCCAAAGCCAAAACCTTCGCTTTCTTCATTTTGCGGTGGTGTTAGTGTCTGTGTTAAAGTAAATGTGCCGCTTGTTTGTGTATAAACATAAACAACCCCTTGATTTACTTTGTTAGTATCTACTAACATTGCACTAATTGCAATCTGTGTTCCTGCAGGATTTAGTGAAACTTTATCTGCCCATGCTGTAATATTATCAGGTGCCGTAATTGTTTGGTCTAATAAGAACTTATCTCCCACTGCACGGTAAATTGCTAATTTTGTATCTACTGTACTTGAAACAAGTGTTTGCTTACTTGTTACAACTAATACTTGTGCATCATCGCTAATATCAAAACTCTTACTAAACTCTAATATGTTTTCAATAGGATCAAATACATCCTCATCATAGAACGCATTTGCAGTTAGGTTTGGCAAATAACCAACATAATCAACACTTGTGCTTATAGATTTCCAAGAAGTATTTGAAGAACTTGGTACTGCTGCTAATGTTGCTATGTTTGTTGTTGCTTCCCATAGTGCATTACTTTGTACAACAATATTACCTTTTTTGTAAGTGTATGTATTATCAAATACGCCGCGGTAGTTAGAATCTTTTCCGTGCTTCCAACTAATCATATCCCAATAAATTGGATCTAAGATAACATTTTGTGTTGCTGTTGTTGCTTTACGGCAAATATAGTAATCGTCTTTATATGTTACAACGTCACCAATTGCATATGCTGTTAATTTATATTCACCTTGGTAACTATCTGTTGCTTTTGTACCATGGCGGAATATTTCAATTGTTCCTGGATGCGCTCTTCTTCCTGTACTGTCAGTTTCTCCTGTACTAACAATACTGTCACTTCCAACTAGCAATGTATAATAATTTCCTGTTTGTACTATTGCAACTTTAGATCCAAAGAATCTATTTGCTGCTCTATATTCTGATACTAACGTATGCTGATATCTATAAGTACCATCACGCAGTCTTCTATAAATTGCAATGGCACCTTCATTTGCTAATGTTTGTTCTGTGCCAAATTCAGATGCTTTTATATTATAAATTTGTGTATAGTCTTTGTTTAAACTAAATGGTGGATTAGGTAAACGTTCTATACCAGCTTCAGTATTTTCATCAAAGAACCAATATTCTTCATCAATTATTCTAGGTGCTTCAGCAACAGGAAGGTTAGTACTATGTTCAAATACTAATAATTTACCAATTAGCGAAGTACCTAATACTATACTGTTATTAATATCAGTTATAACACCAACTACACGATCAACGTCAGTTGCTCCACGCAAACTAGTATTTGCTAATCTACGTATGTTGAAGCGTCCAATATTTGATTGTTCTAACCAGTCACCTGTTAATATTTTTACATAAATTCTTACACTATTAAAGTTACGCTGTAAATATACAACTTCAGCAGTACTAGTGCTAATAGATGTTAACGCTAATCCATTTTGTCCATCTTTGGGTATTTGTACATCTTCAACAACATCACCAACTTGTGGCTGGAATGCAAAACCCTGGAAATCAAACTCACTGAGTTCCATGTCAATATAGCCGTCCCATAGATCAACAATGGTTTGTTGCTTATTTAAAATATCATAACTTAACCCTGCACCTGGTAGATCAATTACTCTGTTATCAAGATTATACAATCTCATTTCAGTAGCATATCCTACTGATAAAGTATCGCTGTATTCTGTACCAACTCTAACTACAAATTTATTAGATAATTGATCTGCTTCTACACCGTCTTGTGCATCAGCTGCGCTAGGATCGCCTCTATAAGACAAGTTTTCGATATAACTTGAATTATTTTTATTAGTAACATATGTGCCAATTGCACCAACTGTGTTTTGAATGTTGTAGTAATCGTTTGTAGTTCTTGCCGAGCCCTGTGGCTTAACATCAGCATATACCATGCCTCGTCCTGAATCATAATATACAGAATTATTTGAATAACTAAATCCTGTGTTAAACATCCAGTATCCAGCTATTGAAGTACTTTCGCTGTATGTTGATTCTTCTGTATAAAAACCTACAAAGTCTACTTCGTTAATAAACAATTCACCAGTGACATCAAATACACCATTTGTATCTTTTAGATATAGTACTGCGCTATCTCTGCGTGTACTTACATATGCTACAACTGCTGTACCAGTATCTGTTGTTACAACTGAGCCTACTACAGGTAATGTAATAAATGTGTCAATAAACAGTATTGAATCAATCTTTTCAACAATTGTATGTTCTTGTGATATAAATGCACCCGATAATTCAGGTATATCTCCATTAAACGGAAGGAAGTTATCTAATGTAGGATACGCAAAGCTACGTTGATTCCAAAACAAGTTAACAGTATCGTTAGGTTTTGTACCAATGTACATATCTCTTGGAGCACGAACTAAGAAGTGCGAAGTAGTGTTTCCTGGTAGTCCAGGGTCACCTGCAACTAATAAGTTTAGTGATGTACTATCAGCATCTGCTTGAGAAGCAATATTAATATATGTGTCAAACGTACTAAATGGTTGATGTGCAATTTCTGGTAAAATTGCTCTATTAACTTTCCATAAACTTTCTCTATATCTTACAATATCATTTTTAACATAATCTGCATCTGGTTGAAAGTCAAATGTACTTTGGCCATTTGCGTCTGTTTTATAAGCTAGTCTAGTTTTAATGTTACTTGCTTTTGGTAAGCCTGCAACAAGATACTCACCATCAGGCGATACACTAATACTTTTGCCAAAATCAATGTCAGTAATATTAAATAAATTATCATTAACATATGTAATTTCTTGATCTAATATTAAGTTTGATTGCTCTCTAGTTCTTCTATAAACTGAAACTTTACCATTTTGGTCATTAGCTGCTGAAACAAATATATTATTATTATTTTTTGTTACTGCAAAACTATCACTAAATCCTTGATCGGTGCTATCATATTCTGATGTATTAACTATTGTTTGAGAATTTAAATATACAGGGTTATTTTCTAATACTCCCCATTCTGTATCATAATCATCTATCCATAGTTTTTGGTTTGGGTAAATTACCTGTTGTGTAGCTGAATTTATTCCTGCTACATCAGAAACTCTTATAGTTCTTAATTTAGCTACTGGAAAATTACTGACTCCATCTTCTTCTTGATCGTAATCAGTAATATCGTTAGCTGACGGAACACGCAATTTTATCTTGTCAAGATTAATACTGTCAACTTCATATATCCCATTAAGGCTGTAAGTTTCTGCTCCGCGGACACCAATGTATTCGCCCACTGCACAAATATTGTTACCCCATTGTGTTAATGTTATTTCTATTAAGTTTAAGCCGTTGTCTGCTACTTCATTTATAAGTGTATCAATTTTTGTTACAAATGCATTACCGTTTATTAGTTGTTCTACTGACCATGATTTATTATCAGTATCAGTTACCCAAATTGTGTCTCCCAAACTAATTCTATTAGTATTAACTCCTGCTAAATCAATATAATTGTTAACAATATAATCAACATCGCCTTCATTAGTATATCCTGCTGTTCTAATATATTCATTTGTTACTGTTTTAGTTGGAAACGGTGTATGATCATAATCTGCAGGCCTATCAAATACTTCATTTGGAAGTATTCTATAAATTTTATCAAAGTTAGTTGTAGGTAACGTTCTTACAAGCTCAACTGATTGTGGAGACTCTTGCATTTTATCTTGTTTTAAGTTATATTCTACTTGTTGTACATCATCAACTGCACCAAACCGACCAACTTGTATTGCCCATTCTTCATAAAATTCTAAATTATCAGCAGTATTACCAAGTGCATCAAACAACTTAGTAAACACATTCATTGTACCTTTATCTGCAATAGCGCCTCTATAAAACTTAAATTGACTTACGTCATCATTAATGATATTAGCAAGGTACTGACGTTTTTGATAGCCTATTAAATGCTGAGCCATTTTTTGCTGTTCTATATCAAAACTATCTGAATCTAAATCATAAAAATCAGTAAACTGTGAAATTCTATAATCAAAGTTAGTTACCAGTTCTGATGTTGGTTTTTCATTTAGTCTATACCAAAGGTTACTATTAAAAGTTTGTGTACCTGTAGAATTAGATGTTGCTACATAATAAAATTGTTTGTATTTTACAATATCGCCAATACTATAATCTTTCCAAGCAGTCCAATCAGTAAATGTTGCATCATCATAAACAAACCCAGGAATGTTTAATCCACCATTCCAATTATCCGATCTGTATCCGTTTACTTTTATACGTTCTTGTCTATAACCAGTACTTGGATTGTAAATTGTATCGTTAAAATCTGTAGTATTGTCAATTAAAACAACATGTTCTTTTTGTACTAACGGTAACGATGCATGATATAATCCTTCATCAGTACCTACTGTTTCAATACCAAAACTATTTTGGTCTCTTAATAAACTATTAAAGTCTGAATCTAAGAAATTACCGTCTGCTTTAAAAATACTATAACCGTAAAATTCATCTTTTATATTATCTACTATATAAAAGTCTCTTTTAAACTCTAATAAGTTAGCTGCCGGACTTACTGCAATTATTGAGCTGTTTGCCCAACCTTGTGTTGTCCAGAATAAAAACTGTTTTGCTGCTTGATTCCAATTTTCAACTTCGTTTGAACCTTCAATAACATTGTTAAATTCAAAGCCTATTTCTTTTTGTCTTTGGTCATATCCTAAAATAAAATCAACTACTTCTTGTGCTGAATTAATACGCGATCCATACTGTAACGTTCTAAGTTTATTATCAAAATCCTTTTTAAACTGAGCAGTCCTGCCGCCGGTTAAAGGTAAGTTTGGTAATTTAACTATGTCATCTGTTTCAAAAACTACACCACTTTTAAACGAATCAATAACTCTATAATATGCATTATTATGTATAATTACTTCGCCGCTTAGGTAGTCTTTATTAGTATCCCACGGAACTACTTTTTCTGAAATGCCGCCTACTGTTACTGTACTTGCTGTTGATCCTTCAAGTGCTTCATAATATTCAAAGTATGGTTTTTCTAAATTATAACCTCGTATTATATAACCTAGTTCAGCACGTTCTATAACTATTCCGCTGTAAACTGCTAGTTCATTTGGGCTACTTGTATTTAGAAATACTTGATAATTTTCCTGTGGTACAAATATGCCGTCTTGTGTTAACGACTGTGTCGGAGATCTACTATCTAGTATTAAATTAAATTTTTCTTTGCTTGTAAATCCTGCAATTTTAATACCTATTTGGTTTGATATTGCAGATAAATCTGATTTGTAAGCATTGTATACTGTTAATATATCGCTTGCTGTTAAGTTGTAAATGTAGTTTACAAGTCCAGCTGTTGATGTTCTTGTAGCAGCATCAAAAGTATTTGGTAATGTTAAGTCTTTAATAACAATAGGTTTATTTGTATCTACATCTACCCATTGATTTGATAAATTTTTCTTAATTCTTGAAACATCAAAACCTAAGCTCATTGTTTTTGCAGGCTTGTTTAGCAACATTGCATTTAATATTGCAAAAGGATAATCTGAACTTCTGCGCCATGCATTTTCAATCGGTGCATGATCTCCAAATGCAAAGTTTCTAGTTGCATTTCTTATATCAAAGTTTTTTGCATATCTACTATCTAATGGTGATAAAAGTTTACCATTACTGTCAACTGGAATAAAGCTAGTTAGCCCGGGGCGAGCATAGTTAAGATCAATACGTGTATTAGTTGGGTCTGCAATTTTTCCTTGTTCAAGATCTTTCCAAAGTACTAAATTGTCGCCTGTATACGGTGCTGGTCCATAAACTGTATTCCACCAATTTGGCTTAGATGTTATTCCTAACATTTCCCAAGGATGACTATGTGGACGATCTGTGTCAAATGCTCTAACATACATACCTCTCCAGAAGCCTGGATTAGTATTACCATCTGGTGATGTAGTATCTGCATAATTAAATGACCAATTATTAGTCCTGTCATAAAATGTGTTATTAGTATATGTTTGATTATTTAAATTTTCTATTAACCATCTTTGGAAATTTCCTAACAATGTGTTATCTACTTCAGCTTTAGAGAATTCATTAACTCTAAATTCACCGCCCGTAAATGTATCAACATTTAATCTATCAGATGAGTATTCTACTTTAATATTATTAAATATTCTTTTTTCAAGTTCTAATAATAACTCATCTCTAAAGTCTTGATATGCTCTAGTATAGCTACCATCGTGTCCTTTAATAAATGCAACACCAATTGGATATTCATCTACTTCAATGTCGTCAATACCACCAAGTGTTGAATCTGCTACAGGAATATAAAATAATTTATTAAATCCTGTAAATGTATGTGATTTCGAAAGTGCTCCTGTACCTGCTGCACTTTTAGTTGTGTATACAGGATAAAACCAACCTCTATTTCCAGTGATATCATCTTGTCCGTAAATCTTAAACGGTCCAGATGTTTCCGGCTCTTTACCTAATACAGTATCATCTATTGTTAGTTCAGGATAATACTTTGGATATAGTCCTAATTTAGTTGGTGTTGGAGCAATAAAACTTCCGTCAGTATTTGCATACTCGTGGATTTCAATTTTATCATTTTCAACTTGGTTAGCATCAATTGAAACATATCCTGCAATATTGAAGTTGTAATCTTTTTGGTGTACTAACTGCACACCATTTAAATAAACAATTACACTTTGTGATGTTAGTGTTGATAAATTAAAATTATCAGTAATTGGATATTCAGTTGTTCTTGCATCAAGAACAGTATATTCAATTTTGTTAGATGCTCCAGTTGCAATCATATCCGAGAAGTAAAACGGCTGTGATTTTATTTTATCTCTATTGATAGTTTTTATAACAAAATCTACGTGTGCCTTTGTAGGACCATCGTAGCCTAAATTAGCAGCAGTATCTAAAAATGTTTTCTTATATCTTGAATATTCTTTTTGTGAATAAGATATTGCTTTTACAATATTATATGACTTATTTGTAGTATGGTACAATGGTAAGTTAATTGGTCCACTATGTTTTACAAATCTTTTACCAAAGCGATCTAAATCTCCTAAATCACGCAAGTTACTTATACCTAAGTATTCACCAGTATAACCTGGTATATCTTCCAACATACTATCAACGTGGTCAATTACTTCGCCTAATGTAAATTGATTAACATCGTCATTTAACGGATTGCGTTCTAAGTTATATGGAAATTCATAGTATCCATTTTTATTTTTGCTAGTTTTAGAATCTGTTTTAATTTTAACAACATCATTTGCTTCTAATGCTGTATTAAATACAACAACAGCATCTTGTGCAGTTTTATCAATTGTATAATCAGTATCAATTAACTTTAATTTATTATTAACAAAAACAACAACTTTTAAATCAGTTACAGAACTTGAATTTTCATAAACATCAATTTTAAATTTTTGTAATTCAGTTTCTGTTGCTGCGTATTCTTGTATAACAAACTGTTTACTATTTGACGGAGTGCTACTAAAACCGTTTACATATGAAAACTTTGTAAGTGTTGAATATTTCTTTAAATATCCGCTACAAATACTTTGTGAAAATAACTCAGTTTCACTTTGGTATGTAAATGTATCATTTAATAAATTAAAATCAAAAACAATATCACCCGAGTTTTCAATAGACTTATAAGCTAATGGAAAACCTAATTCAGTATCTACAGTACCTTCACCTTCTGCATATGAAAATAACTTAGTACCTTTAAATGTTGTTGACGGATAAAATGCAATATCACTAAAACTATTTGTATTGGAGTCAAAAACTTCAAATGACGGTGCTTGGTTACGTGCAGTTTTTTCTTGTGCTGCTGTCCATTTATCACCGTGGTAATGATAACTTTTACCTGCATTTTTTACACCCTGTGTAACTAATACTGTTTCTAAATCAATCGGTAATGTATCTGTAGTTTCAATTAAACTTATCTGTCTGTTGTTTGCAATTTTAACAAATTTAACTTGATAAATTTTACCACTAACTAATGCGTCAGTATCTGCTGTAAACAAGATACGCATATTATCTGCTAGATTAATACCATCAATGTTATAACCAATTTGTCCTTCAATTGTACTAAAGACGTCTTTAGTAAATGTATCTACTAAATCAACATCTTGTTTAGCAATAGCACCAAAGTTATCTAATTTTAGTCCTGCTTCAAATTCAATAATAGGACGTTTAGCTCTAGTTGATTCGTCAACTACTACCGGCATATGGTTAAGTTCAAAACTTTTTTGAATTACATCTTTATGGTGCCATCTGTTATAACGACTCCAAGCATTTCTATCAGGAGATGCTCTATTAACAACAATGTAATCTTTGTTTGTTGCATTTGCTGTAGCATCTGAGAATGGTAATGTATCAAAACTATCACTATCAAATGCAATACGTTTTGTATCACTATATGCAGCTGGGATAATTAAATTTTTATCTTTAATTAATTTAATCTTATCTCCAACGCCTTCTACATACCAATCATTTTGTTCATAATCATTAGGTAATACATCGCCCTGGAACTTAATTTTCATTCCATTTGATAATTCTACGCCGTTAGCACTTTTGTATGTTTTTTTACCTAAAATGTCTTCACCAACATCTAGGAATGCATTTTCTTCAATGTCGTAGATTCTAATTTGACCACTAGTATCTACTGCATTCTTACTAATATAATATAATCTGTCAGGTGCATTAACAGGAATAGTAAATTCAATAGTGCCTTTTTCAATATAAGCAATTGCTACTTCTTCGCCTTCTTCACCTAACTTACGAATTCCATCTGGATATAATGTTGAAACATTATCGTCATCTGCAAAAGTAACACTGCCGCCACTTGGAAGAATGATAAATTCACCTTGGTCATATTCGTTGCCGTATAATACTGCATCAAATAATCCACTTGCTCTAAGTCCTTGTGTGCCTGCTGTTAAAATTGCACTGCCAGGAGTAAATGTTCTACTAATAGCAATTGCCATTGGGTGTCCAGGAGCATCAATTTCAAAGCGGTATGTTTGGCCGCGGTATAGTTTTAAATTAGGATTGCGTGTTAATCCATCATTAAATACATAAGCAATATTATCGCCTTGGTCTTCAGTTGTAACAGTATATGTACTAACAACTTCTCTGCTTTGTCCCCTTACAGGAATACTAATAGGACCATTTGGCATCCAGTAATATTCACGAAAGTTTACAAATTTATCCCAATCAATATTTGGGTTCCATGCATATGTTTCTTGGCCGTTTAGTCTACTATGGTTAGTGGTGTTTGCTCCAAATACATTTAATTGTCCAACATAATCATTATAATCTTTATAAAAAGTTACGTTGTTGTATACATCTTTAATAACAGTAGAAGGCTCTAATTGATAATTAGTTCTATCTGCTGTTACATCATTTACATAATTGTCTGTAGTTTTAAATGCTTTAGCAGTTGTTCTACCATAATATCCATTAATCTTTTCAGCAACGCCGGGTTGTATAAGTTGATCAAGTGTACCTTGTAAAAACTTTTTGTTAGCCTGTGTTCTAAAGAACTTAGGTAAAAAATCACTTGATGTAATTTTATTATTTTGCCCCGGTACTGGCAATGCACTTTCATTTTGATCATTCTTAGCCATTAGTAACTATAGCCTCCACCGTTTGAACTGCTGCTTGAACTGCCACTCGATCCACTACTTGGTGTAGTGGTAGTAGTTGTACTTGTACTTGTTGATGCACTGCTTGTAATCCCTGCTATTGTACTAGTTGACACTTGATTTATTACTGTGCCGCTTGCTTGTAAGTTAGTTGCTGTTAATTGATCAATTGTTTCAATATCGGTCACTTTAGCAGCACTTGCAAATATTTCATCTGGTTCACTCTTTATTTCAAATAAGCTACCAAACGATTGTGTAGTTTGGCGCGGTACTATTAGTATACTTACCAGTTTTGGAGACAGCTGGTTTATGATATAGGCACTAAGTTCTTGGAAGTAAAAAGTTTCTCCAAAGTCCCAGTTTTCAATATCAAAGAATTTATTAATAGCTTCAATAATATTAGATTTGAGCTCATTATCATTAATAACCATATTAGTATTTTTAACAATTTTAAATTTAACTTGTAAATCTGGCGCTGCCTTGTCACCAAACAAAATTTTATATTTTACAGGATGATATATTAATTCGTCACTTAAACTTTTAATTTTGTTTATTTCTGATCCGTAACTTCTAAACAATTCGTCGTTGCTAGGTGGTTTTGGCTTAACATTAATTGATCCTGCAATATATTGTTTAACTTGTGTATCATAAGTTTTAGTTAATATGTAAGTATCTATAATATTACTTGCACTTGGATCAATTCTATAACCACTATCTGCAACATGCGTATAATGGAATTTTAGATCTGCACGACCAAAATAGGCTTTATAATCAGTATTGATTGTTGTATTGTTTAGTGCTTTATTTAATTTTCTAAAAATGTCTTCGTCAATTAAGTAAAATATTTGACCTTCTAAACGTGAACTATAAGGTGCAATTGCAGCTTCGTTTTGAACTATAACTATTTCTGGAACAGTATTAACAATAGGATTTGAAAAATATTTAAAATCTTCTACGCCGTCTGTAGTTGTATATTTCTTTTGAAATATTAGTTTATCTTCTGTATCAATAGTAGCATCTTCTTCACCAACAATTTGTTCAAATATTGTTGGATCATCAACTATGCCATCATCGTCAAGATCAATAAATTGAACTTGTATTTTACGGCTGTCTAAATAACCTTCTGAATCTCTGTATGCATCTGTAATTGTCCATCCAAAATCTCTTGTGAACGGTGATAGCTCACCTGGTTTACGGTTAATGTTTAAAATATTGATTTTATCTCTAACAATTTGTCCAGTCGCTGGATCATAAATTTTATCAGCAGCGTCAAAGAAGAATCTAATTTCATCAGCACTTTCCATTACATAACGTAAATTACGATATGTAATTGTATATTTTTCACCATCAGTCTTAAAATATAACATCCAACTTGCATCAAGATTTTCGCCTGTAATATCACCTGCTTTACCTGTGGCAAAATTATTAAGTGTATTAATGTCTTCTGCTAATACCATTTTCCACTGTCTGTCATATTGATCATATCTAAGAGCAAAATCTTTATATTCAAATGTTTGGTCAATTAATTCTATTTTAATATCGTTAATTAATGCTCTAGAAAAGTTTGGCACAATTTGTTCTAATATAGCGCCTGTCGGTATAACATCATTTAACACAATTGGTGCTAGTCCAGCTTCGTCAATTATTGTACCGTTGCCAGTTACAGATATAACTTTGCACCATTTGTAACTTGTCTTACCTAAATGGTCACCGCCATTACCATCATCCATTAATATACCGCTTGGCATAAAATGTTTGCCAGCAGGTGCAACAAATTTTAACATTGCTCCTGCTTCTAATAATCTTAAACTATTAGCAGTAAACGTCCCTACAGTATATGCATTACTATCAATATCATTAAACAAACCTAATGATTGGTTTGTACTTGTAGCTGATTGTGTCCATGTTGCATTAAGGTCACTAACAATAATTTTAGGATATTTTGCAAGATAGAAATTTTGTGAATTAATATTGCCTAAAATACTTTCAATAGTATTGTATATAACACCTTCAATATCTGTTTGAGTATTGAATGTAAATGTCTGTTTTTCAGTAAATTCTTCTTTGTAAATTACTCCGTCATCTGCAAACAAACTGGTGTTTGAATATTTTCCACTAGCATCTTTTAGATCAAAGAATCTACTGATACCGCTTGAAATTCTATTTGAACTTTTAGTTTTAATAATATTTTGACTAATTGCAAGAGGTCCAATATTGTAATCTTCGCCTGTAACTAATCTATTTTGTGTATAATATGTTGCTGGAGCATTTTGTTTAATTTCTGTATTAGTTTCTGCAGGTGCACCATTACTAACTGTGTAGTTTAATTTAAGTCCAACAGTAAGAGTTTGTTGTGAACCGTTTCTTGATTGATAAGGAATATCAATACTTACTGTATTAATTGCACTTGGAGTAATTACACTACGCAGATTATTACTAGTTCTATAATATGATCTAAAGTTTCCTGCTGGTAAATTGCCAAATACACCGTCACTAAACACTAAGTTAATTCTATCACCAATACGTGTTGTTACTGCAAATACATCTCTAGTTTTATTAAACAAACTATTGTAGATAACATTGTTACCTTCTACAGCATCAATTTTGGTCCATTCATTACTTTCAAATCCTGCACTGTTTAGAGCAAATAACCAAATATCACTATCATTAATGTTTTCAGCATCAATCTGTACTGACTGATTTGGTGTTGGATTTGCAACATTAAAGTTACCTGTTTCTAATTTACCTTGACGGAAATGCATAAAGAAACCAGTGTTAGCACTGCCAGCGCCAGAACCGTCATCACGGAATAAAAATGCTGGGCTATTACCTGGCAATGGTGCTTCTTCTAAAATACTTTCGCCAGTTATATCAGTACTTACTACTTCAAAACGGGTGCTTACGCCTTCAACTCTTTTAGTAAACGGGTAAATTGCTTGTCCAGTATTAGAAGCATTTAATCTATATTTTTGTGTTTGTACATCTGCAATTAATGCAGACTTTAAAGGATTACCAATTGAGTTTGATAGTGGTAATGCTGAATTTAAAATTTTAACAAACTGCTCAAAATAAGATGTATTTGTTTGATCATTCCATTTTATTGTAAGGCCTGCTAAATTTAACCCATTAGAATCTAGAAGATTTTCTGTAGTTTTGATTGTATCAAATTTAAGTAGACCATTTGCTGCTTGATTACGTCTTGGGTTATATGATAACATACGTGCTAGACGTAGTACACTTTCTCTGCGTTCTGCTGTTTCAAGGAAGTTTTCACGTGCATTTAAATCAATACGGAATGATAGGTTTTGCCCAAGGAAAGCAATCATATCAATTAACGCAAGATATTCACTCGATTCAATATAATCATTAAAATCTTCTGGATAATTTTGACGTAAGTAATTGATCATCGTACGGCGTAAATTATCAAAGTCATAACTTTGAAAATCAGCGTTACGGAATGATTGGTAAATTCTTTTCCAGTCCTCAGCTACTAATAACCTTGACTGTCTATCATTTGCAGACATATGCGTTTCCTTGTTTATACTAATATTTAGCTGAAAGGAAAAAGTGCGTATTTAATTTTGTACTTATAAAAGTCCGTTTTCTTTATCAAATTTGAACCGCAATTGATCCGTTATTCCAAATGGAAGAACACTTATAGTACAATCAACTTGGATACCTTGCTCATAAGTATCAATTACAATGTTATCTGCTTTGATTCTAGGATCGTAATTGATAATTTTAGTTACATCTTCAATAATTGCTTCTTGTACATCAACTGTAAATGGTTCGTAGAGCATATCCCAAATAATAGTACCAAACGTAGGATCGCTTAGTTTTTCTGTTTGGCGGATATGAAAGTGGTTAATTAAGTCTTGTTTAATGAGCTCAAAGTCGTAAACACTAAAACTTTTAGCGTCTGCAATAGTTGAAAAACCTCTGTATTTTCTACCTGTATTAGCTGTTTGCACAGGTTGCTGTACAGTTACTCGTTTATATAAATTTTTTTCTAATTGGCTCATACTATATTTACCCCTTATTGTGCGCTACTGTGTGGCGTAACAGGGCTTATTGTAGAGCTGTTATCTGTCGGTTCCATCGTTGGTGGGTTTGCTTGTGCTTCTGCAATTTCTTGTTCTAAACTTCTAAGAGCATCTGCTTCTTCATTATGGAATCTGTTAACAACGCTTGTTCTAACTGCACCTGTACTGCTTCTAAAATACTTACTTCCATTGTTAGCACGGCGTTCACTATATACTGCTCTAACTATTGCTGCATCAGTCGGTTCTGTTAATGATACTTCATTTGGCGGAAATCCTATTGCAGCTAACGCTCTCTGGAATATATTACGTGCGCCGCCTTGACCATGTTGAATAGCTGTTGACCAAACAACATTTTGCACTGTTAGCGAACGTTCATTTACATCAAGATTTGTTCTATTTTTAATAAGTCTTGCACCTGGGGCATAATATGCAACTACTGCATATTGATGTTGTGCTTCTGCACCTTCTGGTGTTGCCATTACTTGCGCCCATGCTGCTTTATATGCCGGTGTGCCTGCTCTTGCTGCTGCTGGTCCACCTGCTTGTAATAGCGGTGATGCAAGTTCTCCATGATTACGTCCTAACCAAGCATGGAATTCATTCATTACACCTACGTTTGCTGCAAGTTGGTATGTACCATAACTAAAGCCGCCTGTACTATCCCAACCAATAGTTGCTGGATTTCCTCTTGATTCATATCTAGCACTCAATGAACCTAATTCTGGATCAAAGTTAAAGTCACTAGTATAATCGCCAGGTGGCACAGGTGGTTGCCCGTTACCTGGACCTCTTGTAATATGTCCTGTACTAATATTTCCTCCACTACCTTGTACATAACCACTAGCTGTTCTTCCTTGCATATTTTTATTAAATGTATCAGGAGTAAGTACTCGGTCTGAACTAGGAAGCGGACCTGGTGATTCTCTATCTGTTTCAACTTTCTTAAATGCTAACGGATTAGAGTTTTCATGATGTGGCCACGGTTCGTGTTGTGGTGCTCTTGTAAGGATACTTTCAAAACTAGTTATTAATCCGCCTGGCTTAACTTTAGGCAATGTAACTGTTTGTAATGGTTCAACTGCAACTGCTTTGTTTGCAGGTGCTGCTGTTGGACCGTTCATATGTACATATGTTGCTGTTTCTCTATGTTCTTTAGCACTAGTAATATGCGTTGAGCCGTCAGCTGTTAATCTATTATCAGCACTAGTATGAATATGTAAGTTTTTACCTGTATCTATATATTGCGATCTATCTACCTTAATATGTTGGTCTTTTCCTACAGTAATTTTACTAGTTTGACCTACATGTAAATTAAAATTACCTTTAGATTCAATTTGTACTCTGCCACTCTCTGCACCCCTAGCTTTTCCAGCGGCTTTGATATTAACATTTCTGCCTGCTTCCATGTTTATATCACGGCCTGCTGCAATATTAAAATCATTATCAGTTGTAACACTAACACTATCATGTGCATAGATATCAATTTTACCATCACTAGTCATTTCTATCCAAGTTGTTCCACGAGCATTACCAATATAAATTAAATCTTCACTATTATTCATTAACAGTTGATGGCCTGTTCTAGTTCTAATACGCATTAATTCATTTTGCGGAATAGTTCTGTCGCCACCTTCTTCGCCTGTGCCTTTATTTTTATAAATTGGCGGACCATCTTCTGCATGTGTAGCACGTACAAAGCGTTCATCACCATCATCCATTACAAAACTTGTACCGCCTAGTCTATTTGATGGTGTAACTATTTTTTCGCCTTTTGTGCCGATTTCAGTAACCGGACTTTGATCTCTTCTATCTTTAGGACCAGGCGTACTTAGGCCAAATATTC